ATTTTTAATTGATATCCAATTCCATCTACTCCATTACGATTTTTTACAATAAAAAATCTTCCAGTTCCTTGCGCTTTCTCTTCTAATTTTCTACTTATTGAACAGGCAAGATCAACTAACATACTTTTTCCGTAGGCTTCGCTGACACTATCTAATCCAACAATATCACTATTAGCGGAAGCACGATTTGACTGGCTTGCCGTCCAAACTGGAATATTTAATTCCGTTGCTAGATTTTTTACATCTCTATAAATTTGCTCAACTTCTAGTCGTAATGCATCATATTTTTTTGAACTTCTCATTAAATCAGCATAATCTATTAAAATTAAATCTGGACTAAACCCTTTTAAAAATAATTTATCTATGTGGGTTTTAACCATCGTTGCCGTCGCAAAATTCATTGGATATTGTTTTATAAAAAGTTTTCCAAATTTATTTTCTTTATAAAAATTCTTAATATCTTCTTTTCTTTCCGGAACTTCATTAGCAGAAATACCACATAAATTAGCATCATAACGGATAGCCGTTCGTTTATCTGTCATTTCAAGAGTATAATGAATGACATTCTTTTTCAGACGAAGAGCATTGGCTCCAATTTGAACTAACCAGTGAGATTTGCCAGACGAGGAAGCGCCAATACACATTCCAATTTCACCGCCGCCCAACCCTCCGTCTAAAACCTCTTTTTTATCTAATTCAGAAAATCCGGTCGGAACAGCATTTCTATGACTTTTTTCAAATCTTGTCTCGTCTTCATATAAATTCATTCCAACCGAATTATCGGTTCCTAAATGAATAGCATTTTTGACAATATCAACAACCGCTTCATATTTTTCGTTTTCAATTAAATCTACGCTTTTCTCCAAGGCTTCTTTTAACGCTTGTCTTTTACAAAAATCTAAACATTTGTCCTTAACGAAGGGTAAATCTTCTAATTCTTGTTTTGTTCTTATTCTATTTATAAAATCAACAATTTGCCTTTTCAGAAGTTCGTCATTATCATTTTTTAATTCATCCTTAATAAGGGTTATTAAAATGCTTAATGTTGGGAAAGTTCTATATTTTTGATGATAATCAAAATATTTTTTTGCCAAGAACGCCAAATATTTTTTGTCAAAATAATTTATTTTTATGACCTCGCTGATTTGTTCAGCCCAGCGTTTGTCGGTCAATAAGGCTTGAATAATTTTTTCTTGAAAAGCCTGTCCATAACCAGAAAAATTAACTTGTGTTTGTTCTGTAATCAATTATACCTTCTCCCTTTTTAAACGCAGATTAGCACCAGAAGATCATTTCCTCAACTCTTCTTTTTAAATTTTTAAAGAAGTTTCTTCTAACTATTGGTTAAGAAATTGAATTTAAAGAAATCCAAAAATCTTCTGTATTAAAATTATAAATACCTGATTTTATTAAGGTTTTATGAAACTCAAGTTTTTTTCGCTGAAACTCAAAATTATCAATAACATAATTGGTTTTGCGAATTTGTGCGTCGGATAAATTCATAACATCAAGTCTCATTAATTTAAAATTTCTAAAAAGAATTGATTTATTTTCTATAATATTTGAATAAATTTTTTGTGATTTTTTATTTTTAATTTGTTCCGAGCAAAAATCTAAAACATCGCTTAATGTGCGCTCTTTGTTTTCTGCCAAAATTGGAATTCTCTTCGCAAGAGATTTAAACCCAACACCTTCAATTCCATTAATATTATCAGAATTATCTCCGCATATCGCTTTCGCTACAAGAAAATTTTCAACAGAAACAAAAAATTCTTTTATAACATCGTCTTTTCTTATTAATATTTTTTTGGACGGCAAATAAATTTTTGTTTTATCATCAAGCAATTGATAAAAATCTCTATCATTGGAAGAAATTATTTTCTCTTCATTAAGAAACCTAGAACGGCAAGCCCATCCTATCACATCGTCGGCTTCACTATCATTAATACAAAGAGGACAAATTGGAGTTAATTTAAGAAGTTCTAACAATATAAGCATTTGCCAATTTTTATTTTTTTCGCTGTCCAACGGCAAATCTTCAGCGTCATAAAAACGATTAAGTTTTGGTGGTTTTCGGTGGTTTTTATATTCTTTAAAAATTGATTTCTTTTTCGTCGCTCCATTTTCTCCTTCTAAAACAAAAAAAATTTTCTTTGGAAAAATTATAGAACTCAAATTTTTTATATGAGCGAGTGTTCCAACTATTGCGCCAATAGGTTCTGAATTAGAACCCAGAGCAGAATTAGCACAATATTGTTGTGTGAAGATGTTGAGGGCATCGATGAAGAGAACTGGATTGGGCAATTATTTTAATCCCGAACTGCCGAACCCGCCCAAATTTCTTTCCGTTTCATTAACTTCATCGACTTCAACGAATTCTGGACGGAGAGGATTACAGACAATTTGGGCAATGCGCATTCCTTTTTCTACATGAAAATTTAAAATTCCGTGGTTAATAAGAATTACGCCCACATCCGATCTAAAATCATTATCTATACTTCCGGGCGAATTTAGCACTGAAATTCCATATTTCAGTGCTAGACCAGAGCGAGGACGAATTTGAATATCGCAGAAAATTTCTGGCTCAAATATAAGCCCAGTTTTAACGAGTGCCGATGCGCCGGATTTTATCCATAAATCTTCAACAGAATATAAATCGGCACCAGTGCTTCCTTCGGTTGCATAAAAAGGAAGTTGAGCATCGGAATGAATTTTTTTTACTTTAATTTTATAAGTCATTATTATTCCATTTCGTTTTGAAGGCGTTGAATTTCTTGAACATCTTCGAGAGAGAGGGGATCTGCCGATGTGAAATTATGTTTTTCGCGCAAAGCACTCCCAATTAAAGGTTCGATATATTTTTTATGTTTTTCCATAAAATGTGGCCATTCGTCTCTTCTGAATTTGTCTATCATTTCAGATTCTAACTTTCCGTTGAAAATTTCAATTTTATTCCACGCACCCGTGCTTAATTTAATTTTTTTACCATCCATTTCTACTTCTGTTCCACCAATTAAATCTAATATTTGATTTTCTTCTTTAATTCCTTTTCCGAAATGAATTTCAAATTCACAAGTTCTAAACGGGGCAATGATTTTATTTTTTACAGTTTTGGCGATGACTTTAATACCAGTTGTGTTTCCGCTCTTGTCTTTAATTTCGGCTCCAGAACTTAATTTTAGTCTGATTGATGAGTGAAATTTTAAACTATGTCCCCCAGGTGTAGTAGTTGGATCTCCGAAAAAAACTCCAATTTTTTCTCTCGTCTGATTTACGCAAATCATAGATACTTTATTAAACCCAATTGTTTGAGTTATTTTTCTAAATCCTTTAGATAAAACTCTTGCTTGTAACCCTATTGTATTTTTATCATAATTTCCTAACAGTTCATCTTTGGGAGAAACGCCAGCCACCGAATCAAGTATAAAAGCGCACGGAATATCTTTATTCATTGCCCTTACTCTTTTTATCGTTTCTTCTGCTGCCGAAAAAACATCTTCAGTGCAAGAAGGCTGAATATAAGCAAATCTTTTTAAATCTATCCCAAGATTTTTCAAATTTTCAACAGAAGTGGCATTTTCTGTGTCGCAGTAAATTACAATTCCGCCTCTTTTTTGAACTGACTTTGCTATTTGAATACAAAGCAAACTTTTGCCAATCCCCGGAGGACCAAACAACTCGCATATCCGACCTTCTGGCCAACCTCCATCTAATTTTTGAGATAAAATATAATTTAATAGTTTAGATCCAGAATCTATAAAACTTAATACCTCTGTCGGACTATTCCCTTTTTCGAGATTAAACGCTATTATATTTTCGCTTGTCTTGTTCATATTTTCAATAACGTCTTCTGTTATTTTTTCTGGACTATCTTCTTGTTCAATTCTTTCTTCTTTTTTTCTAGGCGGCATTATTAATTTCCTTTTTGTTTGCGTAATCTTTTAATGTTAAAATTTTTATTTCTGGTATTGTTTCATTAGAGTTTATAATTTTTATAACAAAACTTTCTTCAAAAATATTATTTTGAATTATTTTTAATATTTTAGCAATAAAATCAACTGTTTCAATTTTGTTTTTAAGATATAAATTATCTTCTGTTCTTATTAAATTAATTCCATTTTCAAGACATTGTTTTTCTTTTAAAAAATCTCTTCCATTATTTTTTAATTTTGAATGCCAATATGAACCATCATATTCTAGTGCTGTTTTAATTTCTTTAATATAACAATCAAATCTAAACCTTTTGTTTTCTAATAACCCACTAATTTCTGTTTCTACATTAAATCCTTTTTTTGAAATCAAAGATGAAAATTCATTTTGCTGTTTTCTACGATTGACACAACTAGGACACCAATGTCCTTTGTTTGCTCGATCATAATTTGTCCAAAATTTATGTTTCTTTTCACATAATATTCTACATTTTTGTCTGCAATTTTTTAATGGAAGTGCTTCTATAATTTTTGCACCCGGATGCATTTCTTCTATTAATTTTTTAAAATCATATAATGATTTTTTATCTCTTTTGCCGCATATTGGACACCAATAACCAGAATTAATATAAGACCAACACGTTTCAAATAAATGTTCTTTTTCACACAAAACCCAATGCTTTGTTTCAGCATCAACGTAAAGTTCATTATCTATAAGAATAGAGCCATGGTGTTTTTCCTCTAAAAGACGCTCAAAATTTTCAATTGATTTCTTATAATTTCCAGAACAAAATTTACACCAATTTCCCTTTTTGAAGTTAAAAATTGATATTTTAAATCTATGACCATTTTCGCAAATAACTTCATGATTTTGCTTATTATTTTTATATTTCTTATTTTTTAATAATTTTGCCCCCGAATGCTTTTCGTCAATTAATAATTGAAAATGTTCTAAACTATACTTGGTTTGTCTTAAAGACATTTTTTCATACTGACATTTTCTGCACCACTGTCCTCGCTGGACGGAATTATACGACATCTCAAAAATCCCATGCTCTTCAACATCACAAAAAATTTTTGCTTTCCATTTATTCCCTTGGTAAAATTGCCCAGGCATCAAATAAGCACCAGGATGTTTTTCTTCTATTAATTTTTTGAATTTTTTAATAGATCCTTTATTATTTTCTAAGATAGACTCATTACTAATAATATTTTCTATTATACTTTCTTTTATGAAATATCTCCCAGATTTTGTTTTTATAAAATCAATTTTCTTATCTTTAACTCTTTTCCGTAAAGTTTCTTTACACACACCTATCATTTTGGCCGCATCAACAAGTCTTATTAATTTTCCCATATCAAAAGAATTACTATTTAGTAGTAAAGAACCCCTCTTTTTTAATAAATTTTCATACTACTAAATAGTAATTCTTGAATAAAATCACTCATTTACGCTATTTTCCGCATTCTTCCAGAAAACTTCCTAATCATCATCTTTCATTACTTCATCAAACACATCATCCATATTACTAAACTCTTTATCTGTATTTAACTCTCCATCCTCTTTTGAGTCACTCGTATCCGCCAAATCTCCAAGAAGGTCAGAAACTTCATCTTTTTTATCCTCAAAATTCATTTCCATTTCTTTCTTTTCTGCGTCCTCTGGATTAAGCCAGTCGTCCAACGACTTCTTAATTTCATCATAAGACTTTAATTGATACTCTTCCATTAAATCAATTTCGGTTCCATACCATTCATTCATTTTCTTTTGATCTGTTGAAATAGGTTTTTTTGTTCTTCCGCATTCAACAAGAGTTTCTTGAAATTTTTTCCCTTCTTGTTTATAAACTTTAACCTTTAAATCAAATCCATTTCTTAAATCTAGAAAATCTCCTATTTCCGGATCAACCATGAATTCATAAAATCTATTATAAATTGTCGGACTAAAACTCCAAAGTTTAACTCCTTCATCTTCTTTTCCGCGCACGATTATTCGTAAAAATCCTCTCGTTGAGGGCTTCAACTTTTGCGCGAGAAGCCAGGTTTCTTTATCTCTGGTTTCTTTGTTTTCAGACAAAAGTTGCTCTCTAAAATCTTGAATTGGATCAGGCTTCCCAAATTGGTGGGGAGTTACAATCGGAAATTTTCCAATATTAAAATAGAATTGTAATTCTTTAATTGGACTATCCGGAGGACAATCTCTCCAGGGTAAAGCGCGAACCATATGTTCTCCAAGTTCAGGCTTCCATCGTTTTGATGTAAATTTCTTTTTTTGGTTTTTGTTTTGTAATTTTTCAAGTTTGGCTTTGATTGCTTCTACGTCGATTGACATTTTGTTTTCTCTCCTTGTGAGAATGTTTAAGAGTTGTTGTAGAATAATATTATAGTTTCCGCAAGGAAAATTTTAAACTTTTTTCGGTTTAGCGGAAGGTAGTTTTGTTCCACAAAATGGGCAAAAATTTATGTTTATAAAAGTTTTTGAACCTGTGTTCGTGTGAGATATAATGGAATACCCGTTTTTTTCTGGGCCAGAAAAAGGATTAGATTTTTTTATATAAATTGAAGTTTTAGCGGGTGGGCAACAATTTGGAATTTCTAATTCGTTCAAACTTTAATCCCAATAATCATAAGGGTTTTTATTTAATTTGGGACTAATTTTTCCGTTTGTTTGTAAAATTTTAAAATTCTTTATTTTATGTCTCTTTCCCCCGCCGAACGCTCTTTCTGAGGCGGAAAAAGATTTTTCTAGTTTTGAACGCTTGCCATTTGGTGATTGACCAAGCGGAATTGTGAAACCTTGTACCGTACCAGCCCCCGCACCTCCGGCGGAAGAAAACTCATCAATCTCTTCCTCGTCTTCCTCTTCGTCATCACCTTTAAGAAGTTCTTGTTTTTTTTCAAGAATTATAGAGATGAATTGATTGAGGTTATTATAATTTTCTTCATTGAGGATGTGTTGGAGAATATGTTTGAGAGAAATGGTCATATAAGTAATTATATTATTGGAATTTTTATTCCAAATTTATTTTCAATAATTAATTTACAATTATCTATAAAAACGTCTTCTTCTAAATCCATTTTCATTTTATTAATATCTTTATGAATCCATTGAACATTATCTATTGTATACCCTTTATTAGAATCAATTCTATCTAAAGATGCCGTTTTTTCTTTTATTCTTTGAAATGTCGGATTAAAGAAAATTTCTTTCCCAGAAAGAGCACACTTTCTATTTTGATTTAAAAATAAATCCCATATTTCCTCTATAGAAACCAGAAACTTTATTTTCCTTTCTTTAGCATTTTTTTTTAATTTACCAAAATAATTACCCGATATTTCTTCATACCCTTTCCAAAGAGGGCTCTTAGAGCCATTAGGTTTTTTAAAACAACCTTTTTTCAAACAACCACAAGATCTAATATCCCCATAGCGGAGGTGGTGGCTGGCAATAATTTTCTCTTTTCCGCAATCACAAACACATTCCCAACAACTATTTCCATCTTTTGAGCAAGAATATTTTTTTACCAGCAATTTTCCAAATCTTTGTCCTGTCAAATCATTTCTTTTCATAAATTATTCTTCTTCTCAAATAAGCAAGACCATTTATCGGCGAAATGGACCAAAACAGCCAATTCCGGTTCTTTTAATGAATAAGAAGCATTGGCCGGAAGAGAACACCCGTCATTCAGCAAAATAGCCAAATATTCATCTTCTTTTAGTTGAATTCCGTAGTGCTGTAGCAGATATAACCCTCGTTGGCCGGCATCCATAAATCTTATCTCTGGGTTGATTTTATATGTATAACCCTTTCTTATTCTCCAATCTTCTGTTTCAGGAATATAATAAGGTTGCGTTGGCGTTCCAAGTTTATTCGCGTCGTGAAAAATTCCAGATATTATCAGACTTTCTTTTGGAAATTCAACTTCAAATGTTTTTGTTAATTTCAGCAAAAACGACAAGCAGCGAAGGCTGTGATTGAGCCAGCCCCCCATCGTCGCTAGATGAAATTCATCTTTTGTAGACGCTGGACATTCTATAATTCTTTCCTCTAATTCATCAACCATCTTCAAAATTTTTTCACTTCTATCTTCTCCGCATTTTCCGCATAATCCACGAAATGTTTCATAATCCTTCTTTATCTGCTCCGCACTTAAACTCATTTCAACTTCCTCTCTAAAATCTCAATTTGGACAAGTTTAAATCTTTCGCTCCACCAAAAGTCAACAAAATTTTTGTTTAAATTAAAAATCCAAATATAGCCGCGATAATCAATATTTGTTATTATCCCTTTATTTCCGCGAAAATAAGTTTCATTAAACTTAATCAAATCTCCAACTTTTGCTTCTTTAAATTTCTTCATCTTTTATCCAAAATTTTAAGTCTTCATTTATTTCTTTTATTTTAGAGCCCGCCAATTTTAAATCTTCAATATATTTTAAACAATCTTTATGAACATCCAATATAATTCCATCAACAATAACAAATAGCGGATGAATTAATAAATTTTCTTTTTTAATAAAATTAACCATATTTCTAAAACCCAATAAGGCAATATCCATTGCTGTTGATTGAATATAATAATTTACCAAAACATACGGAGATACATTTTCTTCTACAAATATATTTCTACCAAAAAAATTTTTAATTCTATTAAATTTCTTTTTTTCCGCGGTCAATCTTATTGCCAACTCTTTAATTTTAAAAAATTTTTTTATTTCCTGAACAATTTCTCTTGTCTGTTCTCCAATATTATATTTTTCAATAATATTCCCTTCGCTCATTCCATATAATATTGACAATACAAAAATTTTTGCTTTTTCCCTTGAAAGTTTTCCCTCAAAAAGAGCAGAGCGAACTTGCTCATAAACATCTTTTTCTGGAATTTGTCCAGCAAAATATAAAGCAAGGCGAGGTTCCAAGGAGGAGTAATCCAAATAAACAATTTTCCCATCTTTGCCATATCTGGATTTAATAATCTTTCTATATTCTTTTTTTAAATGAATTATTTTTGGGCCGGAACAAACCGAAAGTCTTCCAGTTATTGTTGAAAATCTATCATATTCAATTTTATTTGCCGGCCCAGTTTTTTTGCTCGGAATAAAAGATTTTAAATTAGAATCTTTAAACTCTTCTTTTTTCAAAAAGAAATATAAAAGTTCTCTATCAATATTTGCTCGTTCTAAAAAAAAGAGAAGTTTTTGTGTTTCAACAAAAACTTTATTATAATATTCATCATTTCCAAGTTCATTTACAATCGAAACAGAAGCAGAAAATATTTTATCACAAAATAATTTTAATTCTTTTTTGGGTAAAACATAAATCCATGAAATATTTTCGTTTTCAATATTTTCTTTTTTATATAAAGTTTTATAAATTAAAGAATATATATTTGAATGATCTAATAAGAAATTTATTCCGTTCAATTTTGCCAAATCAATCACGCTTCGATCTGACGCGATTTTTTTGGAAACCATCCAAGACCACTGGGGAAGATCTTTCGTCCATTTATAGGTCATTGTGGCATCGTTAAAGACGAGATTAAAGTTCCCGCCGAGAACACTTTTGTGAAGACAAATTTCCAAGCAAAAAGTTTATAAAATAAAAATTTAAAAAAATCAAGCCTCTTTGGCTTGAGAATCAAGTTGGTTGATAACAACGCCTATATTTTTAATTAAAGAGCGATATTTCCCATAAGCATCTGTCGGCAAAGCCCTAAATTCTGTCATAAATCTTCCAGGCTCAATCGTGTGACTTAATTCTGCTATGGCATATATATTATCGCAACTTGTATTTGTATGTAAATCAATAAAAAGTTGCTGTCCAAAATTTAAAATTGGGCAACCGAGGCTTCTCCCATTAAGTTGCGCCGGGAACATTTGAAGAGGAGTTCCCCCCTGTTCCGCTCCGTGAGGTTTAAATTCCCCGCCTTCTGGAGCGCGAAGCATCATAATGGAAGTTAAATCACTTTCGTAAATTGTTCCAAACCCCAATGTTTCTATTGCCGTATTTTGATTTCCGTAAATTATATACGGCATTGTTTCATAGAGAAATTGTTTTAATTTTTCTGGTCCGCCATTAATTTCAAAATTTTGTTCTCCTTCGTCGCTATTTGTTCCACCAA